GTACTTAAACCAAACCGTACTTGGTTGGGAGTTGGATATTCTAACTCAGACCGTTGGTCGCAAGTTGAGTTCCTCTTTGAAGAAGATATGCCATTGGATATTTTCTGTGAGTTATTCCCAGATGCACCAAAAGATAAACTTGAATATGCAGGTAAGAATACAGAAGGGGATGATATTGGTAGCCAAGCTAAACATGTAACTATTACCCACTACGAGAATGAGATAACTAACACATTCATTAAGGCTTGTGGAGATTATGTTATTTATGATGGAGAACTTTTGAATGAAGATGGTAATACAGATGTTGAAGTATCTAACTGTTGGGTGCGTGACCAGCACGACCCTTACGGTGTAGGATTGTATGAACTAGCTCGTTCTAATGAACGTGTAGCAAACCACCTACGTCTTCTTAACATTGAACAGATGGAAGCGGAAGTACGACCTCTCTTGTTCGGTGCTACTTTTGGTAATGGTGAAATGACGTATAAGCGTGGCTCTAATATCATTAACCCAAAACCACAAGGTACATCACTTGATGTTGTAAATACTAATGGTAACGTAGCTATGGGGATGAACGTCGTGAAGTCTGAAAAGAACTCACTTGATGCCATTACTGGTATTAACGATGTTGTATCTGGGCTTGGTTCTGAAAGCACTCTTGGTTCTACCGTACTTGCTAAAGAAGCTGCACAGCAACGCCTTCTCCTCCCACGCAACTCTATTATTCGTGCTCTTGAGAAAGATGCAGAAATTACTGTTTCATTTATTGAGCAAGTGTATCCTGAGTATTATATTTATGAAACTGATACAGAAGAAAAGGTACAACGCTTTATTGAAATCAACGAATCATACGTTACTCAATCTACTCAGGTAAATAATAAGTTCTATGTTCTTGCTTCTAAGAAACTAACTATTGACTTTGACTTTGATATTGAAGCAATCAATGAAGAAGATGTAGATGTTGAGGGAATTGAAGTACAAGACCTTGACCGAGGTGTTGTTGTTTCTCGACACGCATTGTTCCAGAAACTTGATGAGGTAAAATCATCAGTAAATCTTTCACGCGTACTTGATGTTCAAATTGATGCAACATCAATGATGATTCCGAGTGAAGAAATGAAGAAACAAAATATTATGTCTTTGTATCCTTTAATTTCTGAATCAACTGCAATGATTATGCAGGCTTCAAAACAAGACCCAGAAACCGCAGCTGTTATGCTTAAACAAACAATGACATTAATGCGAGCATTTAGACTTGACCCATATGAATGGCTACCTAAGGATATGGTAAATCAGATTATTGCAGGAGAACTTATGGACGATGATATGATGGCTCTTGCTAAAATGAATCGACAAGCTCAACTACAAGAACAAATGGCTCAAGTAGGAATGCCAGAAGGACAACTCTCACCTGCAATGGATGGTGCACAAGCATCAAGTCCTACAGGAGAATCTATCGCACAGAATCCAATGCAAGCATCAATGAACGCATCCGTTGGACGCTCTACCTCTCCATCTCCAGATTTAAGTCAGGCACAAAATCTTGACGGAGCAGAGATGATGTAGTACGTTTCGATTATATGGACGATATAACATTTCAAACAGCATTACAACAATTAATATCAAGTGGACACGTTAATACACTTATTAGAATCCTCCATGACCCGCAAGTTCGTGTAGACGCGGGAGAACTACTTGGCTCAACAGAGTACGAAACAGTTATTAATACTGCAAAGCACGTTGGTCAAGAGGACTACCTTAAGCGTATTATTTTCTTCTTGGATAATTCAATGAAATAATATGGCTAGTAAAAAAGAACTTAAAAATAAATATGGAAAAGAAGCTGAAGTATATGTAGGCGATAATTTTGATATGGTTATTAAATGGGATATTAATGCTCGTACTAATGAGCTTATTAAGATTGTTCCACACGAAGGTACACAAGAAATTATTATCCCTGTAGAACGTCTGGTATCAACTATCATTGATAACTTTGCTATCAATCATATGTATGCAATGGATGCACGAGTTAAGCAAATTGATATGATTGAAGTATCTCGTAGTATTACAGGTGTTTGTGAAAAAGAATTTAAGATTGGTGATGAAATTAGTTTTATTTACTCACATCAGATGCCATTAGAATATGCTATTGCGGAAGAAGCTATTGGTATCTCTAAAATTAAAGACATGAAAGTACGGACTGTTACACGTGAATACCTTGATAAGGCAGCTAAGAATATTGCACAAGGTGTACGTGAATATAACGAACAAGTACACGCTGAATATCTGAAACGGAAGAAAGAATCTCAATCTGAATCAACCGAAGGTGACCCATCAGTCGAGTCATCTGTTGATTAATTATTATTAACATATTAATTTATTTTATATATGGCAAAAAAGAAAGAAGAAGTTGTAGCAGAAGAAACTGTGGTTGAACAGACTGTTGAAGAGACTCCAGTTGCAGAAGCTCCAAAAGTAAGTTTTACAAGCAAACTAGGATTTGAACCAGATGAATATTTCTATTCATACGTTATGGATGATTTTCTTCACCCACAACATGGTCAAACTATTCCTGGATTTACTGAACAGTATCAAAAAGCTAACCTTGGTGAGCTTATTACACTTGAGTCATTTCCAGAACTTTATGAAGTATTTACACAAGTTATTCCAAAAGAATACAAGGTTATTTATTTTGTAAATACACGTAACGCAGGACCGACTGGTTACCCAGTAAGTGTTGTTATTCCATTGAGTAAAACAAAACGAGACACAGAAGAATTGCGTCACCTTAAATCAGACCGTTCTGTATTTTTCTTGGCTAACTTGAATAACATCCACGAGGCACGAGAATATATTACACAAAAACTACAACCTGTAGTTGGTAAGCTAAAGAACTTGTAATTTTATGAAGCTCACTATCACTGAACGCCTAATGCTCACTAAGATGCTCGCTTCTACTGGAGCTAGTGTTGTAGATGCGTTACGTATTAAATTGTTTATACAAGATATACTGGCTATCTCAAAAGAAGAGTTTGTTTTAATCGAAGGTAAGCTAGAAGGTAAGAACTTTGTCTTTAATCAAGATAAAGACCCTATGAAAGAAATTCAATTTCCAAGTGAAATTGTTTCTATTTTAGATGGATATTATCACTTTGCAGATGAGAATAAAACAGTAACACAAAGCGATTTGCCACTATTGAAACTTATTGAAGCTATTACTATGCTAAAATAATTTGACACAAACACATTATTATTAGATAATACCTGTAACGATTCGTCTCGTTATAGACGTAAAATATGTCAACACAAGAAGAAAACAACATTATAGATGAAATGGATTTTTCAGATGTAGCAGAATCCCTAGAGGCGGATATGACCTCAGCACAACAGACTGCACTAAAAGGAGAATCACAAGAAACTATTGTTGCAGATGATAATCAGGATTCATCACCTGAGGACATTTCACAGGCTGGTGCACCAGAAGAAGACAATTCTCCTTACAACCCTGGAAATGTCGAACTGAAACGCCAAGAACACGAATCAGATGAAATGTTTGAGGCAAGAAAAGATATTGCACGATTGAAAATGGCTGCAATGTCTACTGACAATGAGGAATTGAAGAAAGATTTTAACCGTCTCAAACGAGAAAAACGGAAAGAACTTGCTGAGATTGCTCGGAATCAAAAAGAAGATATTAATCCAATTAATAATAATTTGGATACACAACCCAATGAACTAGACATAGATACGATGTCAGATGAGGAATATAATGATTTTGTATTCCGACAAATGATGTCTAAGCATGGACTAATGACGAAAGAAGAGTTTGAGGCACAACAACGTGCTTCATCAGAGTCACAGATGGCTGATGCTGAGATTAAACTACAACAACAGTTTGTAGCTAAGCATCCAGAATATCGTGACGATAAACTCTTTGATGGATTGGTGGATTACCTAAATGATTTTTATAATCTTGAAGGGAAGACCCCAGCACAACTTGCATACCTATTAGAGAAGGCTCACCTAGAATTTTCTGGAGTAGACCTTACCGCTTCTATAAGCAATGGTGCAAAAGCAAGTTCTGTTATTGATACTATGAGTTTCAATAATTCATCCGCAGTAGGCTCATCTACTCAGTCTTTACCAAAAGAAGATAAGAACGCACTTGATAAATATGGAATCAATCTTGATGACATAGATTTAAGTAAACTTATCTAATTTGAGTTTAGTTTCATAGGGTTGTCGACTCCAATTCTATAACCCTATGGCTATTGAACTTAAAATCCTTAAAGGACAACGCTCTGTAGTTTTGGCTAACAAAGATTCAGCCCAAGCTATTACACGTTACACTATCCTCGAAAGCGATGTGACAGCAGGAGAAGTAATCCCAGCTGACTCAGCAACTGTACGTGACAACGTAGCAGGAATCGCTATCGAAACTATTGCTTCTGCAGACGCACTTACACAAGTTGCTGTTGAAGAAATCAATGAAAACAACGAATATCTCGTTGATGTTACTAACAACTCAAACGCTGCACATAACGGACAACTTATGGTTCTTACAAGTGCAGGAGTTGTAAACAACACAGGTACAAACGCTACTGCAGGTATCGTTGTACAAACCCGCGTGTTTGGTCTACCAGCGGATAAGAAAATCTTTGTTAAATTTGTTAAAACTGCTTAATCTTAAACGGTTATCAGAATTTAACTATAAACTATTATGTCTACAGGTATCCTAAGCGATTACGCAAAAGTACTCTCTAACATCCGTCAAAAAATTCAAGCAAAAGTTGTTGAAGGACAAGAAGGAGAATACAAAAAATTAACTACAAAACGAACTTCTGGTGAACGTCTTACAACTGACACTGGAATCACTGGACTTGGAATGGCTGAGTTCGTTACTGATGGAGGAATCGGAACATTTGATGCTCCTATTGAAGGTTTCTCAAAAGTATACGTACAGCAACAAGCACAGAAGAACGCTAAACTATCTTTCCAAACTTACCACTTCTTGATTACCAAAGGTGATACAGTTGGATTGGCAAAAGAAGTAGCTAAGAAGATTATGAACATCACAAAGTCTATCGAAGATATGAAAGACTACTTGTTCCAATCTTTGCTACAACAAGGTTTCAACACTTCATTCAACTTCACTCCAATGGGGTCAACAGTATCTACTCTTGTAAATACTGTTACTGCTGATGGTGTTGAATACTGGTCACAATCTCACCTTATCGAAGACGGTTCAGGAGTTTTCTCTACTGTTATCGTAAGTGGTGCAACTAACTCTCCAGTATTTGGAATGGCGCCAGTAGAAGCTGCACACCAAATCCACGCTCTTAAAACAGACGGACGAGGAATTGCACTTGACTCAGAACTTGACACTGTAGTTGTACGTCGTGGTTCTGCTGCTCACCAAGAAGCAAAGCGTATTAAATCTATGCTTGACCAAGGTAAGTATCCAGCAACTACTCCTGGAACTAACGGTTCATTCAACGAATCAGCACGTGTATCTTCATTTGAAATTGTTGCACTACGTCCATTCTCACGAGGGGCTACTGCACTTACAGCAACTTCATGGGGTATGCTTGATAAGTCAATGAACAGCGAAGAATTTGGATTCCAATACATTGAGTCTATGCCTACAATGATTGAGGAAATCCCAGGACAACTTAACCGTGATTACATCATTGGTGGAGATTGTCTATTCGCAATGGGTGCGTCTGACCTCCGTAACTGGATGTGGTCAGCAGGAGATAACACTACTGTTTAATCTAACGATTAAATCTCCGCAGATAGCCTGTCCTTGGATGGGCTATCCAACGGGGAAATCCCAATATTATAAACTTATTATTTATTTCTTATGTATCCAACTCAATCAATTCCAATCACAATTCCACTAGACATAGCTGTTGCTGGTGACACTGTACTTATTGCAAACCCAATAGCAGATAATCGTACTCTTTATATTAAGCAAATGATGCTTATGCCTGAAGATACTGTACGTATTAAATTCAAAGCTGTTAACTCTGTTACATCAGCAGAACGTGACTTTACAGCAGATGTAGAGTACGCACCAGGACAAGGATTTATCCAAGAATCTTTTGACCAGCAATTTCCATTTTTCTTTGTTGTAAATCCAGGAGAAGACTTTGTTGCAGAACTTGACGGTGCTGTAGCATGTAAGGGGTATCTCAATTACTCAATTTCAAACCAAAACTAATTATGAGCGACCAATTACAAACACAAGTTACAACATTGACACAACAACGTGCAGACCTTGTTTCTGAACTTGGTAACTTGCGTGGGCGGAAACAACAAGTAAGTGATGAGCTTATTCTCCTAGCTGAAACTAAAGGTAGATTTGTAGCAGAAATCACAGCGATGGAACGTGAACTTGAACTTCTTAGCATTCAAAAAGAATTACTACGCAATACAACTGATTCAGATGTTTCTGAATTACAAACACGAAAAGATAGCCTCCTTACTCAGATTTCTGCATTAGAATCAGTATTGGGATATGTATCTAACATTGCAGAAGGTGTTGGTTCACTTGTTGTTAGTTTTGAAGAACTAAAATCTGAAATAGATACTGAATATAATATTGCTCGTAGTTCACAAAACGTACTTAAGAATCACGCAACAAAACTAGAAGGAATTGTTACAAGAGCTTCAAGCGAATTAGTTGCAAAAACAAAAGAAGCAGATGAGGTAATAGAAAAACGAATTGAAAAAGTAGCTGCAAGAGAAGCAGTGGTAAGAAATAAAGAAAGAGAAATAAGACTAACTCGATAACTATATGGCAAATGACACTTACGTACAATCTAATTTTAATCAAAACGTCTGGATACGACGTGATGATATTAATGGTCAACAAAATGAAATTGACCTTATTCAACTAAGAGATACAGAAACACTACCAACAGAGGAAAATAGATACAACCAAGGTTGTCAGCTTATTGTGGCTGAATCAGGTGCAGAATATAATAATATTTCAGAAACTGGTACTCCAGAATGGGTTGAGGTGGGTGGCTCAGGCGTAAACATCTACAACGCTGACGGTACACTTACAGCAGACCGAACAGTAGACATCGACGGCAAGTCAATCGTATTCCAAGGTCAAGCTCCTGGATTTCCTACTGGTGACACAATGTCTATGGGAGCAAGTGATGACCTTGCTGGTTTTGGACTTCCATCATATGGTTTTTCTGGAAGCCACACCCTCAATGGATTACCTTTTAACTATTTAAATGCAGTAGTAGACTTAGACCCTGGGGTGCGAAATGCACACTATATGGGATTTCTAGACCTTTCTGGCACATCACAAGAGCAGGCTACTACTACAATGTATTTAGTAGATGATGCTGGTGACTTTTCTCCAGCTGTACAATCAGTAGTTACTGGTTTTGATGACTTAGGCTCTGAGACAACGGCTTATCAAGGTATTGAAATTAGAGAAGCTGGTTTCGTACACATTAGCGAATTAGACTTTACACAAAACCGTGTTCGAGTACGATTCGACCGAGCAGAAGTAAACTATGACTATGATGATGGTAATGTAATCGAAACAGGTTCTTTATCTGCACGCTCTGGTGAAACATACATACGTTCAACATACGAAGATGGTGGTCTTGGTATTAACAACAGGGCTTCATTTGAAGCAAGGGGTACAGGACTACAAGCAGAAATGAAAGTACAAGATGACATCTTTGGTTCTAATAGTATTCTTATTGACCAGGATGGTACATACTTCAAATTGTTTGACACCGAAAGAATGAGACTAACTGAAACAGAGGGTCTTGTGATGAGCGATACTATTCAAGAAAAACAAGGTGCAGATATTACACTAGGTTCAAAAATTGGTATACAAGACGGTAATGCTTTTAACCTTACAGGTACTGGAGTAACTCTCAACTTTATTCAGAATGAAAACATACAAAATGGTACAATGATTACTCTGTATATACCATCAGGCAACACAGTAAAAAACCTTGCACCAAGTACCCCACCATCAGGGTTCGCAAAGATTCGTCTTGCAGGTGGAGTAGACCTCCCAACAACAACAGAAACAGTCCTTACACTACGACTTAGAGATGACACGTGGACGCAAATTACACCAGTAGTAGAATTATAATCTATATGAATAACATTCAAAACTCACAACTAAATAAAAAAACAAGCATCAATGAACTTATTGTTGGTGCAAAAATTAGAGTTGGGCGTAGTGCAGAAAAGATTGCAGAAGTGATTGATATTCCATTGGAAGAAGTAGAGAAGATTCAGGACAAGTATTGGGAGGAGTATGTAAGTACCCTAGCATAAAACATTTATGTCTGACAACACCAACCAACAAATAGTATCTATCCTTATGGATATCAAAACAGAACTTGGAGAACAACGAGGTCTATTGCGAGGTATGCACGAAAAGCAAGACTATACCAATGGCAGAGTATTAGATGGAGAAAAAAGGCTAACAAAAATAGAAATTGAACAAGGGGAGACAAGGGGAAAGGTGGCTATGTTTGGTGGTTTGGCAGGTATTTTTGGGAGTATATTAGTTGCGTTTATTAAAGGGAAGTTAGGACTTTAATTTATCTATATGAAACATTACGAAATCGCACAAAAAGAAATCGGAGTAAAAGAAATTGTAGGTGGAGCACATACCCCACGAGTACTCGAATACTTTGCAAAGGTAGGTCACTCTTGGGTAAAAGATGATGAAACAGCTTGGTGTGCTGCGTTTGTTGGTTGGGTACTTGAAACTGCAGGTTTGCCTTCAACACGAAAGCTCAATGCTCGTTCATATCTTGACTATGGTACACCTGTAACAACCCCACAAAAAGGAGACATTGTAGTCTTCTGGCGTGGGAGTAAGGATAGTTGGCAAGGACACGTTGCTTTCTTTGATTCATACTCTCCCGATGGAGATATTATGTGTCTAGGAGGAAATCAAGGTAACAAGGTAGGTATCTCTGAATACTCAAAAGAAATGCTACTAGGATTCCGACGACCACCAGGAGTACCGTCACTTACAGAACCACAGGAATGCACCGAACACCTTGCTACAATCGCAAGTCTGCAATCTGAAAATAAACAGCTAAAAGAAAAGTTTGAAACACTACGGAACTTTATTAAAAATCTAACTGCATAAACAACTATGGATATTCTAAAAAGCACAACCAACACTATCACTTTACTTGTAATTATGGTTACCGCTATAATTGCTTTGATGGCTTTATTCCTACCAGTTAATCCAATTCCTGGTGAAATCTGGGGAGCTTGGGGAGCTATAGTTGGTTGGGTAATTGGGGCTAAATCACAAAAGTCAAAGTATGAAGAAGCAAAACCATTAACAACAGGTACTATCGAAGTACCTACAGAAATTAAAGATATTCTTAATCAATAATTATATGGCTAAAAAAACACTTAACAAAGATTATACAAAACTAAGTCTTTTACAATTACAAAAAGCACTAGGTAAAGGAGGATACAAACGAGGAGAACGACGTGATGATTTGATTGCACGATTGGTTGCACGAGAAAACAAACTATCAGAAAAAACAGAAACACCAAAACTTAACAAAATTGTTAGTTTCTTTGGAATCGTATTTGTTGCACTTATCGTAACAATTCTTATTAAACTTTTGTAAAATCTTTACAAACTCAACTATTGACAATATACTAACACTATGTCACAAATAACATCAGCACGACTACCTCTTGACCCTACACAGGCAGATGTACTCAACAACTTAATAGCACTCGCAGATTCAGGAACTTGTGAGTTCATAACAAAAGCAGGAGGAGAATTTGTAAATACACCTGCAGGGTCTTGTGCTGGAACTGTTGCTACACCTATAAACGGTATTGAAATTATCGGAGGTACGAATGTTGGGTTAGGTGGTACTCTTACACAAAACACTACTATTGATGGAGATGCTACATATTCTATTGATATAGAAAATCTTGCATCTGGTTCTATTACTACAGATAATGGTAATTCTATTGGTGTATCTCAAACAGAATCATTTATGGAAGCTGGTGGTGGTAATATTACTATTAATGCTACAGGTATTCTTATTGAAACACCTGATGTTACAGGTCTTACTGCTAGTGCTAATCAAGTATTGACATTACAAAATGCTACAACTGGAGAAGTTGAGTATGCTTTTGTTGAAGCTATTGATGTTGTTTACGATAATACAACATCAGGACTTACTGCTACAGATGTACAATCAGCTATTGATGAATTAGATGGAGACTTGGATACACTATCAGGTACTGTGTCTACTTTGGCTGGAGATATTACTACACTACAAGGTGATGTAACAACTATTCAAGGTGACATCACTACTATTGAAGGAGACATTACAACAATACAAGGGGATATCACAACAATCAATGGTATCATTTCAGGACTACCTACTGTAGTAGTTTCAACTGATGCAGACAATGCAATCGTTGCTGGTACTGACGGTGGGGCTTACCTAGATATTGCTGATATTGACTTGTCTACTATCGACTGGTCTACGGTAAACTGGACTAACTTTTTTGCGGATATTGACTGGACACTCAACTCTTGGACAGACTTTTTTACATCTTTCTATTCAGAAATAAACTGGACTGACTTTATTGATGAGATTGTAGCTAACTGGACTTCTACTAACTGGAATACATTTATTGATGAGTTCGTGGATAACGTAGATAGTGATGATGTAACAAACTTATTGAATCAAGCACCTGGAACAAATGAATGGGATGTAATCCGATGGGATGACACTGGTTCTACTTGGGTAATTGACGAAATTCAAAACGCACCATCATATAACTTCTCTATTGCAGAACAGAATCTTGGTGGAATTATTTGTAGCTCACCTACTTCTAATGTCGACTCAGCTGCTCTCGTTCAATCAATTTCAAATAATGATGGTTCTGTAATATATAGCATATTTGTTTCTAGTGGTTCATCTACTAGTTATGAATTAACTAGACACGAAAAAGACAGTACAACTGGTCAATATTATCTTACACATCAGACAACACTTAACTCTAACTCAAGAAGTGGTATCGCACTATTAGGTTCATATGTATACACTATTGGTTCTTCTATAAGACGATATGATATTGCAGACCTTGCGAATCAAACTACTATAACTATTTCAGGTACTGCAACAGTAAACGCTGAAGGATTTTCAGATGGAACATTTATTTATGTAAACAACTCAGGTACATCATATACACAATACTCAATATCAGGTACAACTATGACTTCTACTGGAGTAACGGTAACAGGAGGAATGACGAGTGCTAATATTGCTTGGTATTCAGCAAACGAATCTTTGGTATATATGACTGATGGTTCTACTGTTAATACCTATACTCTTGGGGCTACAACCTTTACAGCTATAACTACTGGATTTCAAAGAAAAGTATTAGGACTTGGATATGAAAATGAATCATCACTAAAAGGATTTGTGTATATAAATGGTTCTGTAATGTACTATGCTTACGGTATGACAATTTCAAGCAATGGTATAACTTCTGACGATAAACAATCAATAATTATTAAACCATTTAGTAATCCTGCATAAACCCTAACCTATAATCATATGAATCCAAACGTATCATTAACAATAGAAAACACAAGTGGTGGAATACAAATTAAAGTTGATAACCGACTTAAAGTTCTAAGTGAAACGTATGGTCAAGAAAATACGGTTATTGGTGATACAAATCTTTTAGTTGAAAATACAGAATCTTTTTCAGAAGATGATATTATTCTTTATTCTCAACTAGGTGCTGAGAACGCAGAATTGCGTGTACTTTCTACCATTACAGATACCGAGAATATGGTATCTAGTGCCCTGACTCAAAACCACAATCGTGGAGAGATTATTTCACGTGTAATGTATAACCAAATGGTTATTGAATCTTCTCCAGATAACTCAACTTGGACTACTGTTGATACTATTGACATAGACGTAACTAAGTTGTCTACTACATACTACCATTCTGCTGGTGTACCATCTACTTACTACCGAGTAGCATATCGTAACTCTGTACTTCCTGCACTATCTAATTATAGCGACCCAATACAGGCAGAAGTAAGTAGCCTACCTGGTACTGCTGGGGAACTTATTGACGACATTCGTGCTGATATGGGTATCTCACCAGATGACCCAAGTATTACTACTGAGTTTCTACTAAATGGTATTCGTGAATCACAAGAGAAGTTCAAACAAGATATGTATGGATTCAAACTTGATGAAATGCAAGAGTTTGAACATCCTATTACGGTACTTGCAGGGCGTAACTATATTGACCTACCTACCGATATAGATTTTTCATTTACAGACCGTTCTACTTTGGCTCTACGATTACCAACAGATAATCTTACTAGCCACTACCCACTTACATATGTTGATAAACGATTTTGGAACGACTATATCACACCTTACAACTATACTTTTACAGCTACTTCGGCAGTTATTGGTGCTACTACGCTTACTCTTGTAAATACTGGAAACCTGCCACAATCTGGTACTATCCAAGTAGCTTGCAATGCAACATCAGAACAAATTATTAATATCTCTTTTACTGGGAATAACGTAGCTACAAATACTCTTACTGGAGTTACTGGTATTACAAGAAACCTACCAGCAAATACTCAAGTTTGGGTAACTTATGGATTTGGGTATCCTGTATTCTTTACTATCTTTGAAGAAAAGATTTGGTTCTCTTCTCCATTGGCTAATGAAGTAAATGGAAGAACAGCAATGTTGGATTACTACAAGAAGATGCCAAGAATCAGTAGTATCAATGACATTGTTATTGCACGATACAGATTTGCATTAAAAGCATATCTTAGCTATATCATTAATCGCAAACGTGATTCTGGTATTGATAAAAACTCTGACCCTTACTTCCAAGAATACACAAGCAGTATCGAAACATTACAAGCTGGATATTACACAGGACAAACAGGACGCATAATCACTTCATAATATGGTAAAAGTATACTCAGACATCAAACTTCCATACATCAACGAGGGTGTCGTACGTGACAGCGAGAACTCACACGTTATGAACGAGAACCAGAACACTTGCGAGCTGGCTCTTAATCTTAACTTTGATTCTATTGGTGCAATGACACTACGTCCTGGGGTAACTCAATATTCTGATGTTCCTACAACTGATGCAGTTGTTTCTCTCGGTTCATATGCTGATGTTGTTGGTGGGGTAAGGAGGCTTCTCGTACAACGTGATGATACTATCTATTCTAATGACGGTACTACCTCTACTGCTGTACGTACTCTTTCTAATAATAATAAAGCACGATATAAACAATACGTTGGATATACGTATATGGTAAATGGTAATGCAACTATTGGTGGCGACCCTGTGGAAACATTTGATGGTACTACCTTTGGTACTGCTAACACTGGTGATATGGTTCCTGGTGACTTCATAGAAGCGTTTGAAGGGCGTATGTGGGTTGCTGATGCCTCAAATGATAGATTGTACTATACAGACATTGCAGACCCTACAGGGGTCATTACAGGAGGTACAGCGTACATTGAGAAGCTATCTCCACAAGATGGAGAGTCTATTACTGCATTAAAGACCTATGTACGTGCTATGTTGGTGTTCAAGCAGAACCATATCTATCGTGTACAGGGGGCTGACAGTATTGACCCATATCCATCTATCTTTGTTGGTACATATTCACAAGAAAGTATCCTAGAGGGGAAGAATGGACTTTATTTCCACCACTCAAGTGGTTTTTACCGATATAACATTGATGGTGGTGCAAAAGAAATCTCACGACGTATTTCAGATATTCTTGATGCTATTCCACGTTCTGCATATGATGATGTTATTGGTTGGGTTGACAAGAATGGAAATGCGTTGTATTGGAGTATCGGAGATATTACTCTTAAAGGAGTAACGTATGCTAACGTAGTTCTTCGATATACTGTAAGTACAGAAGTATGGACTATCTATTCATATGGAGTAGATATTACTGCTGCATTAAACTTTGATACAGGGACACAACTTATACCTATGATTGGTACTCTTGATGGTAAAACAGCAGATGTACAAAGTGGTACAACAGACCTTGGTAAGCCAATATTTTATGAATTTGAAAGTCATTGGCAAGCATTTACTGATACAGTATCAACTACAAAGAAACAAAAAGAGATTGCCTATTATCATGAGAACGCTGCTGGTGCTAATCTATCATATAGAATTGATAAAGACTTTAGAAATAAAACACGCCATATTGGTACACTGAGAGATGAAGTAGTTACAAGGTTTGATATTCCATCTGATTTCAACGTAGGATTTAATAGAATCAAATACCGAGTTGCTGGGGAAAGTTCAGGGGATACCTTACGACTATACGGAGCAGAAATTATATCATTAGAAGACTTAGGTAACTCATAATATGGATTTAGATTACTTAAAACTAGATAGAAATCTGTATCGTAAAGATTCACGATACCAAGATACCGACATCAATACTGCAACGTATTATGCGGATAGTCCTGGTGGGGAAACTTCTAATGTTGCTACAGAGATTGCTGAAGGAACTATTATTCAGTCATCTATCTGGAGAACATCAAATGGTGATAGTCGTATTGAATTAATGCCAGATGATACACTTACTTCGTATAGAAATGATAGTGTGGGATTTAGACTAGAACCAGGACTCGTTATTTCAAATAATCCTATTATGTATTTTGGGGCACAGATGCCTGTTGTATATGGTGGATACTTTGATTACCCAACAAACACATTAACACGATTGCCTGCTGGGTGGACTGCAACAATTATTATCGGTGGAGGTGGGGAGGTTGAGGTACAAATTACACACAACCTCAATGACCCAAACTTGAACATTACAGTAACCCCAATAAGTGTACACTCAAGACCAATGGTTCAGACGGTAGACCCAAACTTCTTTATAATCTCACAACAAATATCTGTATACTCTGGAGGTGGCTTGTATTTAGGAGAAGATAATACATTTATGACCAGCTTTTACTTTACAATTACTAGATATATAGTGTAATATTAATATAATTAAACCATATGGCAATCTTCAAACGTAACAAAAACAAAAATAAACCATCAATGTTGCAAGGAACAAGTCCGTTATTGCAAGGTAATCAACTTGGTCAGAAAAAAACAACTAATATGACTTCTGGTACACCAAAAACTCAAGGTAGTACTTCAAGTGTTGCGGGTATGACTATGGGGCAACCTGCATCTTCTGGTAACAATTTCTCTACACCAGCAAAACAAACCTATGTAGCTCCACCTAGTTTTAATACTCAAAGTGTTACTATGCCTAGTTCTATCAGTTATACTGGTGGCGGCTCTTTTGGTACAGGTTCTATCGGCGTTGCACAACAAGGACTTGCACAGCAAATAGGTCTGTTATCAAGTGCTGCACGTGGAGATGTTGACTTTACATCACTTCAAGATGCACTTACAAAGAATAAAAATGACTACAGTAAATACTACGATGAACTTCGTACTTATAAATCAAAAGGATTTGAAGATTACCTAAACCAAACACAAGGCGAGCTTGACGCTTCTCTTGCTGGTCTTGAACAAGATTTTAGTGAAGACCGATTAGCTGCCGATGTAAAAGAAGCACAGTCAGGTACTTTGTTCTCAACTGGAAGACGTGAACGTCGCCAATCAATGCAAGACAAATATCAACGAGCTGGAGATACCGCACGTCTACGTGCAGAATCTGGATTACGAAATGCTGCTCGTGATTTTGAATATCAATTAGGAGCTGATGCTCTTGATGGTATGAACATGCGTCTTGGTTCAACTACTTTTAATGCTGGTGGAACACGCCCTACTACTTCACGTAGATTAACTCGTGCATATCGACCAGAGGGATATGTTGGTTCTGTGAATGAAGATGAACGAAAGAACTATCTTACTCAAGGAACTGAAACTTTTAATCAGAGAGTTAACAGAGGATTACCAGGTAATTTCTAATAAATATGTTTAAGCGAAAAAATAACAAAAAGAATATGAGTACTATGACACCATCTCAGATGGCAACTCTTAGTGGTCAGCAATCAAATACCGCTGCATATAATCGTATGTTAGGTACTCCTGGTACTCAAAGTAATCTTATGCAGGGTACTCCATTACAAAATCCTATGCAAAGAGCAGAATCTTACGCATCTTCACCTGTATATCTTGAAGAAAAATTTATTAACCGAGTTGGCTCACGACCTGGATTAATGAATCGAGTTGGAACTAATCCTGAACAGACAAAAGCGGATGCTGTTTCAATGGGGTATAAGCCTGGAAAGGTTAAGAGGCTTACCGCAGCTTCTGAATACCAACGAAGAATGGCTGGAGAACAACCATCTGAACTAGGTAGTTTTGACGAAACTGGATTTGGAGACCCTACAGAATATCTCCAACTTGACCTTGGTGGTTTTGATGGTATTGATTCAGCACAATTAGATTATACTGGATTTGACCCTATGACTGGTGCTATGGTTGGTGGCTCTAGCCCTGTAAGTGATGGGCTTATGTTTGCTCAACAATCACTCTCAACAGGTTCTGAAAATATCTTAGGAAGAGATGTGAATAATATTAATGATTTATATGCACTACGTACAGACCTTGGTAAGGCTCAAAGTATTGCACAAGGTGGGGATGATAATACAGTAAGAAAATTATTGTCTGAAATTAGTGGTATCCCAGAAGACTATATGAGCCCAGAACTAGGGCAAGCAATCCGAAACTCAGGTGCGTCTATGTTTGATGGTACATTAAATTACGTAGACGGTCTTATTGCAAAAGAACTTGATACACGAAATACACTTTCAACAACTTCTTCCTCTATGCCTTTCGGTAATGATATTGCAAACCTAGACCCATTACGTACAGTAGCTACTACTGTGTTATCTGCCTTACCAGGTACTCAACAGAAAGCATTTACAAATACAGTAAACACATTAATTGCACAAGGAGAAACAGAAGCCGCTAAAGAGTACATTAGAAACACACAACTTAATAATACACTTACTGGAACAGAAAAATCAAACTACCTAGAGCTAGAAAGAATTACTGGCGAAATGGATGTCCTCAAACAACTTGGCGATTACCTACAATCTAAAGGAATAGATACAGGTAAGATAATGAACTCAAAGGAGTCGTTCCTACGATGGGCAGGTAGACAGTCAGACCCTACGGTTACTCAATATGCACAGGTTGCACAAAATGCTATTGACCTCTTGACACGTGCACGTACTGGGGCAGCGTTAACTGAGGCTGAAGAGGCGTTCTATCAAAGAATGTTCCCATCTCTTAAAAATAAAGACAACTTGAATCAAGTACTTGCTACTGGAGTACAAGATATGCTTCAACGTCAACTTGATGGAATCTTGGGTCTTTCTTTTGACTCATTCTCTTCTGATGTGCTTGGTATAGGTGGTGGTTCACAACAATCACAAGGAGTAGACCCACAAATACAAGAACTATTAAATATGGGCTATACCCCTCAACAGCTACAACAAGCAGGTATTTCGTCTTTTAATAACGAGTCGCAAACCTCGTTAAATGGCAATGACATAACAGCACTCTCTAGTAAGTTTGAATCTACAGGAGACCCTGGTGCGATAGGATATGACTCAGGTGGTGGTATGTCATACGGAACATATCAGCTCGCACATAATAACGTCATTGACTTTATCAACCGCAGTGGGCTTTCACAATACTTCCCAAATCAAGACAAGAACTCAAAACAGTTTCAAGCTACTTGGAAAGCATTAGCACAACGTAACCCACAACAGTTTGAAAAACTACAAAAGGATTACATAATGCAAACTCACTATCAACCACAGGCACAGAAACTAGCACAGGCAGGTATTGATGTTAATTCATTACCAAGCTCAATTCAACAAGCTATATTCTCTACTGCGGTACAGCATGGTGCTAATACAAACCTTATTGCACAGGCTGCACAACGCTCAAGAAACAATCAAGAGTTCTTGTACAACATCTATCAGCTACGAGCTAATCAAATTGCCAATGGTAAATTGACACCAAAAGAAAAACAATCAGTACTCAATAGGTACAATCAAGAATACAGTATTGCAAGACAAAACTTAGCATAAAATATATGTCTACTAATCCATATCTTCTACAACTTCAATCACAAGGAATACAACCAGCAGGAAGACCTGTAGGTAGTGGTTCTACTAATCCGTACCTTCAACAATTACAGGCTCAAGGGATACAACCATCAGGTGCTCCAAGTGGGATGACCCCAGAACAAGAAAGATACCAAATGATTCAAGATGGTCAGGCTGTATCTTCACAAGCTCGATATAATCGAACTGGAAAGAATGACCCAACACTTGGTGGTCAAATGGTACGTGATTTAGGAAGAGTAGTTGCAAAGCCAATAGAATCAATGAAAGCCTTAGGAAATGCTGGGAAAACTGGTTCTGATGTATACGACCCACTCAAATCAAAATATCTTGGAGATACATACGGTATCGGTCTTAAACCATACGCAGATGTATACGAACGACAGGAAGCAGGAGAAGATGTAACAAGGGGTGATTTTGCTATGGCTGGTATTAAGAGTGGTCTTGGTGGTGCTGCATATGGTGCAGAATTAGGTTCATATATTGGAGGTATTGGTGCTGCAAGTACAGGAGTTAACACATTAAAGACAGCTGGTCAACAGGGTATAAAGCAAGTGCTCAAACAATCTGGTAAAGTTGCAGGTGCAGAAGCACTGGCTGGTCTTGCAGGTTCAATGGGATACACAGCTCAACAAGAAGATGCTACCGCAGGTCAAGTTATTGGAAGTGGTCTACTGGGGGCTTCATTGGGGGCAGGTGTTGCATTTGCTGTTCCAGTAATTGGGGCTTCATTAAGAAATGTAATGGCAAAAAGAGTTGGAGCAGAAGCTGCTGAAAAAATTGTAAATGATTTTGCAAAGCAAGCACCAAAGTATGATTCAGATATAGCTAAATTTTCAAATAATTTAGAATCAAAACAATCAAATAAAGCAAAGAGCTATAACCTTTCACTTGCAAGTAAAGACCCTTCTTTAGCAGGTCTTTCACCTGAAGAAAAAAGTAAAGCGGTAATGAATAAGCATGCACAGAATCTTGCATCTGTTTTAGGTGACGGTATAAAGATTTCTGATTCTGGAAAATTTAATTATGTAGATGTTGCTGATGGTATTGCTTTCAAAAGAGATTCATTTATGGATAACCTTATGGGTTCGTTTAGGCAATCGCCAGAACCAGTACGAATTACCAATGATGTTGTTGGAAATGCAAAGAAAGAAGCTATAGACTTTATATACGCAACTAATAAAGAGGCTCAAGGTAAGCTCAGTAAACTTACTAATGATGTATCAAATGAATTAGAAACAATCTTTAAGGAAAGAGGTATAAGTGGTAATAATGCTAAACTTAGTGACCTTATAGACATCTATCAGAAGACGGATGTTAAATACTCTGCTAAAGACCCAATATCTTCATATAGAAATGCACAAAAAATGGCATTAAAAAAGACAATAATGAATATTATTGAAAAAGGTTCTCCAAATAGAGATATTGTTGATTTGTTCAAAATGGGTAATAAAACATTTTCAACAATGACAGAAACTATGGAATGGGCTAATAAGATGGGTAATTCTAAACTATCTAAGCTCGATTCATTTATGCTAAGAGCCGCAGTTGGTTTTGGAACACTTAAGACACTTCCAGCTCTTGGACCTCTAGGATTCTTACTAGGAGCACAAGGTGCGGGTATTGGTTCTGAAATATTACTTGATGCTTGGATTAATACATTTAAGACACCAAGTAAGGCATTAAGAAGTGTTGCTGAAAAACAAGCTAAGAATGTTGCTAGTGGAATTGCACAAATGGATAAAGCATCATTCCTAAGACAATCTGCAACTGATGCACTAGAAGGTTTTGGAGAAAGTACTACAAAAACACCTATCAATCGTTCTGTACGAAGATTCTTAAATAAGCAAAGTAGAAAAGATTTTATATCAACAAAAGCTGTTACAAGAGAGGCTTCTGCACTAGAAAGAATTACTAATGATATTGTAGACGAAACAATGTCTGATATAAATCAAATCTACTCAAACCTAAAATCTGTAAGAAATCAAGATGAGGCATTAATGTATATTAATGAATTACAAACTAAAGTTTCTGACCTTGACCAATTATTTTACGAAGTATCAGAAAATAAAAAAACAATATTTAGTGATACTAAAATTAAAAATCAAGATACAGAAAGAGCTGCGGTACTTGTAGATATTGCACAATCAAACTTGAAGAAACTTACAGAAGACTTGAAAAATGCAATTCCAAAGATGAGTGAGTTTGGGAATACATTATCTTTACCAGAAGCATCTAATTCCCCAATGCAAATGGGAGGTAAAGTTATCCCACAAGTTGGAAGAAAGAACAGACCATCTGGTTTATTCAGATAAACAAATAGCCCCATTATGGGGTTTTTGTTTTAGTTATCCACATTATTATCAACAGGTTCTAAACAGGTTATCCACACCTCTATTCTTGGTTCTTGGCTCCATAATTTCTTGCCAGAGCTTTCAACTATATATCTATCATCTTCGATGTATCTATCATTCAATATATTATCCCACGTAGCTTTGTGTAGATTATCTATATCTACATTCTTGTCACAATACGTTCCTTCCATCTCATTTGCCTTTTTAAGCGATTGTTTTGGCATTTTGATATGATATACCACATCCACTCTAAATAAGCCTTTAAGGGGGTATTTTGAGCCATCTAGGGGGTATACAGAGAAGTATTCGTCTACATCTTTCTTGAATTGAGTGTATGTT